CCGCCGATGCGGTAGTCCAGGCAGCGTCCAGGCGTCTCTATCCCGGTGCAGTGGGCGAAGGATGGTGCTGTCGCGAATGCCAGGAGAAGGATGACCAGGACGAAGAGTCCGATGAACAGCCATACCTTCATATGCGGCTAGTTACGGGTTCCCGTACGAGGTGCTGTAGCCGAGCGATTGACCTGCGGACCCGTAGTAATTCGTCGTCGTGGGGAAGGTGCTCGCCGGTGGTGCATAGGACGTGCTGTACCCGAGCCGCTGCCCGGCAGCGCCGTAGTAGTCGGTAGTCGTGGGAAAGGTGTTGGGCATGACGCTTGACCCACTCTGTGTGTACACCTCGCCGGAGGACGACAAGCACACGGTGCATGTCTGCGCCGAGGCGCTGGCGGGAATGGCGAACATAGCGACCGCGGCGGCGAGCGTGGTGCCGGCAACGGCCAGGCGCCGATACGATGGAAACTGCATAGCGAAGATAACCCTTCGTTGTGTGGTGGTTCGGCCCCTTTACCGGGCCGGGCCCCCGACTATAGCCAACTCCCTGGCTCGCGCCCTGTTTTGCGGCGTTACACTTCCGCACAATCGCGTGATGAGGCTGCACTGATGCCGTGGCCGGGGACGAGTATTCCAGCACCCTGGGATCCTGCCCCAACTGCGGCGCCGCCTGACACGAGCCAGCGCGACAAGCTCGTCGCCACGCTTGGCGCGCAGCACGGCGGTCTCGTTGGCACGCCCAGCACGCCCACCGTCAAGAATCCCAAGGACCCCAGCGGCGGCGAGATCCCCGGTCCGTATGACCTGTACAGCTTCGCGGACGGCAGCACGCTCGAGATCGCGCCCACCGGCGAGGTTTCCAAGTACACGCCCAAGGCGACGACGGGCACCGTCGCCGGCTGGACGGATATCACCCAGGTCCGCAACCCCGACCAGACGATCACCTACTACGGCAAGGACCCCAAGGATCCCGGCGGGCCACTGAAGCCGGTCGAGGGCCTGCCGACGAGTGCCGCGCCGACGTCGACCGCTCAGACGGCCACGCCCAGCGCCGAGCTCGACAAGCTCGACGCGCGCGGCAACGTCATTCCGCCCGGCGATACGACCACCAAGCCGGTGTTCACCCGCGACCCGAAGACGGGCACGACCACCCAGCTGAAGGACCAGCCGACGGCGACCAGCCAGTTGGACCGGATCGACGCCCAGGGCAAGGTGATTCCGCCGGGTGACACGACGACCAAGCCCGTCAGCCTGCGCGATCCGGTCACGGGCACCGTCATCGACGTGCCCAAAGATGCCGCCGGTTCGGTCACCGCCGTCGGCGACACGATGTACGTCATCAAGCCGGATGGGTCGTCCACTCCGGTGGTCGGGCCGGACGGCAAGCCACTGACGAAGCCGAAGGACGCCAGCCAGTTCAACGTGCCCGGCGTCGGCCTGGTCAATTACGACCCGTCGAGCGGCAAGGCCAACGTCCTGATCGCGGCGCCGACGGGCGTGCAGGCCAAGGATCTGAAGCCTGAGGTCCGCGGCGGCAAGACCTACATCCCGGTCGACGGGCCCAACGGCACGATCACCTGGCAGGAGTCCGACCTGCCGACAGACACCCAGTACACCATCGCCCAGAACGATCCGCGCTCGCCGAACGTCCTGCTCATCGACCAGCAGGGCAATTCGAAGTTTGTCTCGAAGGGCCCGGACTGGAAGCCGCCGCCCAGTCCCGCGGCCGGGCAGGCCCTCACCCCGGACACGACCGCGCCGTTTGTGGTGACCATCGGCGACAACGGCCAGCCGCAATTCACCAAAAACACCAACCAGCTGAGCATCAGCGACGCGCAGAAGCAGCTCATCCAGCAGCTCGGCCTGAAGGTTGCCAGCGGCGACATGTCCGAGAAGGCGGCGCAGGACCTGATCTCGAGCGCCACCAGCACGCTGACCGCCCAGGCCGCGCAGCAGAACGCGCAGGCCAACATGCTGCAAGCGCAGACGCAGCAGCAGAACCTCGGCGTGACCGCGGCCGGCGACGTCCTGTCGAACGTCCAGAACGCGGCGCAGACCGGCGCGGGCATGCTCCAGAACCGCGTCACGGCGGCGACCGGCGCGCTCAACAACGTGCTGAACGTTGCGGGCCAGGCCAAGAACCTGATGAACGTGCCGGCCGGCCTCGGCCAGCAGCTGGTGGGCGGCCTCCAGGACTGGGCAACGCAGCTCGGCGGCGGCGCGGACGTCTACAACTCGGCGGCCAACCTGGTCCGGCGCGCCGATCCCACCAACCAGCTCGGCGGCGACGCGGCCGGCGCGTACGCCGCGCTCGGCCAGATGCTGCAGAAGTACCGCGACCTGACCGGCCAGCCGCACCCGGCCGAGGCACTCGCTAACCAGCCGCAGGCCAATACCGGCTTCAGCGCGCCCGCGGGTCAGCCCAACCTGTTCAACCCGCAGGCCTCGACCGCGGCCATGAATGCGGCCGGCTTTCAGGACACGCCCCAGGGCAGGCTTGCGGCGCAGCAGAGTAACCCCGGCTTGCTACAGACGCCCCAACCTGGCGCGCAGCAGCAGTCGTTTGCGCCACCGCCCGGTGGCTATGCGCAGAGCCAGCCTGGCACGTACGGGCCGCTCACCGGCAACATGCCGTTTATGGCGCCAATGACCACGCCGACCTCGCCCTCGGCGCCCAAAGTGACCGTGAGCGTCGGCTGATGGCTGGAGCCACAACGCAGGCGGAGCGCCAGGCGCAGGTCCTGGCGGCTGGCTACAACGGGCCCCTCACCGACGCGGCCATCAATCAGGCGTACGCCAACGCGGCGACCCCGGCCGACCTGGCCTCGAGCGGGCTGACAGGATTCAGCTCGCAAGGCGGCACGCCGGCCGGCCCGAGCGCGCCCCAGGCGACAGTGCAGTCCGCGAACTCGCTGGGCGCCGGCGTCAACAGTCTGCTCGGAGCCATTGCTTCGGGGAACAAGCAGGCGTTCGACGAAGCGGTGCGCCAGTTCAACCAGACGTTTGGTCTGGACCAGCAGAAGTTCCAGGAAAGCGTTCGTCAGTACAACGAAGGGCTGGGCGTGACCCAGGCTGGACTGACCGGCCAGTACCAGGGCCAGCAGACCATGCAAGGCCAGCAGCAGGGTTTCAATCAGGCGCAGGCCATCGCTGGCATGACTGGCTACTGGAACCCGAACGCACCAGGTACCTGGGGCGGAGGAGCGGGCGGAGGTGGTGGAACAGCTGGGCTTGCGCCAGGCAACCTGTCGTGGAACCAGGTCTCGCAGGCGCTCCAGTCGGCCGCCGGCCCGGCCTACAACGATGCCGCGGCGAAGGCTCAGTTTCAGCAACTCGTGGGTGCGAATCCAGCCGCATTCAACGGCGGTGCGGCGGTGCCGCTCAATGCGGGCCAGCTCGGCCAGATCGCCGCAGCCGGTGGTGTGCCCGCTGCGGCGGCAGGTGGAGCTGCAGCAGCAGGTGGCGGCGTACCGACGATGGCGCTTCAGCAGCAGCAGTACTCGCAGCAACTGGGTGCCATCAATGCGGCGGCGGCGCTGCAAGCGAATCCTTTCCGTCAGCAGCAGGTCCTCGGCCAACTGGGACCGTTGCTGACGGGAGTTGGCGGCGTGGCCGGCTTCAGCGCGCCGAATACCGTCGCCGGCGTGGGTACCCAGGGCGGCACCGGCCTCAACACGGGACTGGCGTACATGCAGCAGATCATCGATGACATCAAAAACCCTGGCGCCAATCAGACCAGCATGCAGGGCGTGCTGAATGCCATCCCCACGCCGAACCAGATCAACAGCCAGGACTTTTTGCGATCGTCACCGTCAACTCAGAACATGGTCCTGCAAGGCATGCAGGAGAAGTACGGCCTAGACCCGGCCGATTCCCTGGCGCAGATAAAAAACACCTTGCCGGCGTTTCAAGCCCCAACTACTTTTGGGCAGATTAAGGGTTGATAATGCCAGCGACTTCGAAGGCTCAGTACCGCTTCATGCAGGGCGTGGCACACGGGAATATCAAGGGGCCGAAAGGGCTGAGTAAGTCCAAAGCCGCCGAGTTCGTCAAAGGTCAGTCGTCGAAGGGCTTGCCCAAGAAGGCCAAGAAGTGAAGCCCCGGCGTTTCGGCCGACACTGGGCCTGGCCGCGGCGCTGGAGGCCACTGCTCGTGGCGATGGGTTGGCGGGGTTGCGCCAACTGGAGCCACAACCTGACCTGGCGGGGAGTGATATGAGCATCAACCTGGAACGCTCCATCCACCCCGACCTGCTCGAGGAGACCCTCAACGAGGCCGAGACCGAGGTCAGCCCACCGCCTCGTCGTCGACGTCGATCGACGCCACCACCTGAGGCCTCTCCTCCCGGAGCTCCCCAGTCCCAGGACGGCGCCGAGGGCGACTCCGGTGCGGACGGGGCAACTCCCTCAGCCCCACCGGAGCCTGCCGCTCCTGAGTGGCTTGCCGCCGTCACCGAGGCCCAGGATCCGGTCCAGAAGCTGGCGCTGCTGCTCAAGAACATCCCGCGCGACGAGATGGAAAAGGACGACACCGTCCGCGGCTGGTTGGGCGACGCGGCGCAGCAGCGCGCGCGCAGGATGCTCGAGGACGCCGAGCGGCAGCGCCAGGAGCGCGAGCGCCAACAAGCTTTCGACCGCGGTGACCTGTACAGCCTGGGCCAGATGACCGCCCAGGAGCTCCAGCAGCAGCGCGCGGCCCTCGAGGCACAGGCCCAGACCGCACTCAACCCGTACCTGAACGCCATCACCGCGTTCCAGCAGACCCTGCCCGAAGCCGTCCAGCGCGACGTCCAGGGCCGCACCTTTGCCCCCAACGGCACGCCGCAAGAGGGCTTTCAGGCCTACCTCCAAGCCGTCCACGAGTCTGCGATTCGCCACGGACTCGAGGAAGAGGTGAAGAAGCGCGAGCCAGCGCTCAGGAAAGCTGAGCTCAACACAACCGTCGGAGATGAGCAAACCCCGGAGCTAGACGGTGGACCTGCGCAGGCGTACCGCGAGATCACGGACGCCCAGGTCGCTGCCATGACGCTCGAGGAGTACGACCGCTACTTCGACGACAAGGGCCGACCGAGACCGGGCGTGCGCGTCCGTCTCGAGCGCGGCATCGATGTGCGCCGCGAACAGCGGCGTTGATCTCCTCACCCTATGCAGGGTGAGACGCCGAAGGGAATAGCGGATGGCCACTGGGGCAACGGAATTCGTTGATAAGACGATCGCCGACGGCGTGTTTTCGCCAGATATCTGGTCGAAACAGGTCCTGCGCGCGACGGAGAGCAACCTGGTTTTCGCCAAGTGCGTCAACCGCGGCTTCGAGGACGACGCGAGCGTTGGCAAGAGCGTCAAGGTCGCCAGCGTGGGCAACGTCGCGGCGCGCGCCAAGGCCGAGAACACCGCGATCGTGTACGAAACGGTCGCCGAAACCGCGACGACGATCACCCTGAACATCTGGTCGTACGCCGCGGTCGGCATCGAGGACATTGTCAAAGTCCAGTCGATCGTCGATGTGCAAAACGAGTACCAGATGAAGCTGGGCTACGCCATCGCGCGCGACATCGACGCCAAGCTCGCCTCTGACGTGGCTGGCTTCACCCAGACGGTGGGCACGCTTGGCACCGCGCTCGCCGACGTGGACGTGGTCCGCGCCAATCAGTACCTGGATGACGCCGACGCGCCGGCGGACGACCGCTTCCTGATCATGTCGCCCGCGGAGAAGGCGTCCAAGATCGTCCTGGATCGCTGGTCGAACGCTCTGTACATCGGCAACCCCAAGCCTGCGGTCAGTGGCAGCCTGGGCGACATGTACGGGCTGAACATCATGGTCACCACCAACCTGGTCAAGCCGGCGGGTGGCCAGGCCAACAACTTCGTGTTCCAGCGCGAGGCGCTTGCGCTCATCGTGCAACGCTCGCCCAAGCTCCACCTGTTCTACGACATCGACTTTTTCACATGGAAGCTCGCTTCGGAGGTCATCTACGGCCACCAGATGATGCGTCCGACTTTCGGCGTGTGGGCCAAGGGCGTCGGCTGATGTCGGACCTGCTCGAGCGCCTGGAGCAGCGCGCGGCGCCATCGGATGGCAAGCCGACGTACTCCGGGCTCACCTACAACTACCCGCTGGCGTGGTACCGCCGTCCAGACGGCGACATTGTCCAGCTCCAGTCAGACCCCAACAACCGCACCATGTACGAGGACCTGGGGTTCGTCTTCCTGCGTCCAGGCGAAGTGCGCGAGTGGCTCGAGGATGTCCGCCCCGACGTCGTCGTCCAGCAGAAGCGCCGCGCGCGGGTGATCACTGAGATCCGCAAGCTGGCTGCCAAGATCCCCCAGCTCAGCCTGACCGACGACGAGCAGCTCGAATTCCCCAGTGTGCCGATCGAAGAGCTGGAGGAGCGGTTCAAAGAGATCTGCGACCAGTTCGGCGTGAAGCCGCGTCTGCCAGCGATCAAGCCGGATTCGCCGCGCTCTGAACCGAAGCTGGCCGGCGTGGACACCGGCAGCATGGACGAGCTCGAATCCAAGATCAAGCGCGGTCAGGGCTACGACCCGCTCCGCGAAGGGAGGAGGCACCCGTGAGCATGTTTCTTTCGGCGGCGCAGGCCAGCCCGTACATTCCGCCACTCGCGACACCCCCAGGCAACCTGTTTTTCACCTACCAGCGACCCGACGGCGACACCTTCATTGCTTCGGCGGCGCAAGCGGAGCTCTTCCTGCGCCTGGGCTTCACCGTCAGCGGCGAGCAGACGGTGGATGACTCGGACTCGTTTCGAGCCTTAGTCAGCCCGGGCTCACTCGCGCCACCAGCCTCGGGCGTTGAATTCTCTGAAGCCACTGCAACACCAGGCGTCAAGGCCGCGGCGCCGCCGGCGCCCTGATGCCGGTCGTTCCGACCACCGGCAACGCCGGTGGGCTCTGGACGCACACGCCAGTGGACTGGCGCGGCAACGAGATCGGCCTTGGCCGACCTTCGAACTGGCCCAATGACGCGGTCAACGGAGCCCAGGGGCTGGGCACGCGACCACTCGAACAGATGCCGCCGCCTGGCCTGACCATTCTCAGCGCAACGCCCGGCTCCGGCGCGGTGACGATTACCTGGACGACCAGTGTGCTAGCTGACTCGTCGATCGATCTGGGGATCACCACCAGCTACGGCCAGCACTACAACGACCCGACGCTGGTGACCAGCCACTCGATAGCGGTCAGCGGTCTGGCGCATACCCAGCTCTACAACTACCGCGCCAGCTCGCAGGGCAGCGGCTACGCGATCGTCAGCGCCAACAGCACCTTTACGACCACATGAGCCACCGTCACGGCTGCACGTTCGGGCCAGGCCTCTACCGCATCGTTCTGGCTGACGGCTCGCGCCATTTCTGTCAGGACGAGCGCGAGGTGGTCCAGGCGTGCAGCCTGCTGCGCGAGGGGGCCATCAAGAAGGTGCAGCGTGACGGCTACTGCCTCGACCAGGAAGACCTCCAATCGCCCGACATCATCGAGGGCAAGCGGTTCCTGGGCATGCCGAAACGCGAGGCGATGGCCGAGCTGGGCGTGGCCAGCGACGCCGAGTACCAGCTCGCCTATCGTGCCATCGAAGAGGCGGTGCTGGCCAACGACCGCCGCGGCGGGCAGGCAAGTGTGGTCATCAAGAAGAAGGGCAAAGTCGTTCTGGACATCGATGCCACTGACTCCGCAGCCTGAGTTCACCGAGTACTCGTCGATCCAGGGTTTTCTCCACGGCTACCTGCAGACTGGCGGCGCCAGCGGGACGGTGCTGGATATGATGATCGCCGTCCGTCCGGCGGTCATTCGTGCCGTTGTCGCCGCGGCGCAGGGCGGCGGCGCCACCACCGTGCTGGACCTGCTCAACAACGGCGTGAGTGTGTGGTCGAATCCGGCCGACCGCCCGACACTCAGCGGCACCGGCTCCGGACGGTTCGCTGGCGGACGCATCAACCACAGCGCGGTGCGCCTGGGCGACGTGCTCGAGCTCGTCGTTGCGCAGGGCGGCAACAAGGAGCAACTCACGGCCACGGTGGCGCTGGAGCAGCCATGACCGAGACGCCTACCCTCAATCCGTACCAGCCAACCACCGCACCACCACTGCAGCCGCTCAGCGGTGGGCCCACGCCGCCGCTGGTTCCACCAGGCGTGACGCCGCCTCCATCGCCGCCCTTCGTGCCTGACGTCCCGCCGGCGTGGATCGGTCCGCCAGGTCCTCCAGGACCGCCTGGCGCCGACTCTACCGTGCCAGGGCCGCAAGGACCCAAAGGCGACCAGGGTGATATTGGACCGCAGGGCAACGTCGGCAACACGGGCCCGCAGGGGCCACCGGGCGGTGCTCCGTCCTGGAAGGGCACCTGGTCGGCCAGCGTCGATTATGCCAACAACGACGCGGTGAGCCTGAGTGGCTCCAGCTTCTACGCCGCGGGCGATCCACCGCTCGGCGTCTCGCCGCCTACTGCGCCGTGGCAGCAGATCGCCGCCAAGGGGGACACCGGGCCGCAGGGACCGACCGGCGCGCAGGGGCCAACTGGCCCGACCGGACCTCAAGGACCTATCGGTAACACCGGCGCGCAAGGCATTCAGGGGCCGCAGGGCAACCCTGGAGCAACAGGGTCCACGGGTGCTCAGGGGCCTGCCGGCGCCGACTCGACCGTGCCTGGACCGACCGGTCCGCAGGGACCGACAGGACCGGGTGTGGCGACCGGCGGTGCCACTGGCCAGGTGCTGACCAAGACCAGCGCCACTGACTTCGCCACCAACTGGCAGACGCCGTTTTCCCAGGCGACCGCGGATGCGCGCTATCTGCAGCTCGGCGGCGGCACGCTGAGTGGTGTGCTGGTGGCCGGTACGTACACTGAGATCACCGAGATCTCGACGCCGGCGGCCCCGGCGGCAGGCAAAATCCGCCTGTACGCCAAAGCCGACCACCATCTGTACCTCCTGGATTCGACCGGCGTCGAACGCAGACTCGACATCACTACCCTCGAAGCGACCGTGTCGTATGCCTAGTCTGGCCCAGTATCGCTCGACGTTCAGCGTCGAGGCCGGTCCATATATCGGTCCGGAGAGCTACGACGTGCGCGCCACGTCCGGGTCGGACCTCACCCACCTGTACTGCGACGCGTACCCCATCAAGTCCGGCATCCCGCAGCAAGATCAACTCATTGACCGCCCGTTGTATCGTCCGCAGGCGGTTCAGCCCACCGACCAGAACCGCTACGTGCAGGCGTACACCCCATCGTCGGGGCTGATCACGCCAGACCTAGACTGGTCGATTCCCCCGTTGGCCGACCCAGGTGCCGGCACGCCGTACCAGGGCCTGGAGGCCTTTACCTACGCCGAGCTCGAAACGCGCATTTACAACGACCTCGAAAACACCGGACTGGCCGGCTTCGGCGAGCGCTTCGAAGTCCTCGGCGCCTTTGACGTGCCCACCACCCACCGCCTGATCAACGACGGGCTGAAACAGTGCTGGCTGGTGGTAGAAGTGGCGTGCATCCCGACCTACCTCAAGAGTCGTCACAACCTGTCGGTAGTGTGCCCCTGGCTGCAGGACCCGAGCGACGTGCTCCAGGTCGGCACCATCAAGGACTACCAGGACCGCGACCTGAGCGACCCGTTTGAGTCAGTCGTGCGCGGCATGGTCGAGCGCGACGGTGGCGATTTCTACCTGAACACCGGCACCACCACGTTCGTGGACGGCGACATCCTCTGGCTGCGCGTGCTCAAGCGCGCCTACGACCACTGCCGCGCCTCGGGCGGCGTGTTCGGCGAGCAGAGCGGGCTCTACCTCGAGACCGACGAAGCGCCGTGTGAGCGAGACTGGGTGGCGTCCGCGGCGCTGGTGATCGCCTGGCGGCGCTTTGCGCACCTGCTCGAGCCGATGGCCAACCAACGCCTGGTGCGCGATCAGGCTGCAGCTGCCGCCTGGTTTACCGATCGCTGCCGCGAGCACTTCACCGCGCCGCTGCCGCAGCGCACCCTGCGCCGTCGACGCTACTTCGGCCCGCCGCGCCAGCTCGCCGGCCAGTACTGGGGTTGATCGAGTGAGCCTGTACGCCAAGCGGGAGCCCTGGCCCTTCCACGTCAAGGTCGGCGGCACCGGCTTTCTGATTGGCTCGCCCGGTCCTGGCCAGCCGGCGCTGGTCAGCTCGAAAGCCGAAGATATCGCGAGCGTCGATCCGCCCGACTTCGACTACGCCAACCTGTCGCCGCTCGCCGATCGCGAGGAGCCGTTCGAGTCGCTGACGATTGGCATGGGCATGCGCACCCAGCACAAGTGGCGCGACTATCGCTACCAGGAGGCGATGGGCCTCGACCTGAGCGTGCACCCCTGGTGCAAGGGCCCGGAGATCCTCGACTCGAGCGGGCAGGCCAATGGCGAGATCGTCGACTTCTTCGAGCTGGGCGGCACGCTCTACGCCGCCGGCGGCAGCCAGGTCCTGCGCTACACGCCAGCCACCAACACCTGGGCGGTGGCCCACGATTTCGGCGCTGGCTACCTGATCCAGGCGGCGACGGTGTTCGCCTCGAATTTCGATGGCGTCCCGCGGGCCTGGCTGGCCTTTGGCGCGGCGCACCCCGCGGCCTACTCCATTGACGGAACTGCCTGGACGTCGATGCCAACGTTTACCGCGCTGGCGTTCATCCGCATTGCGCGCGAGTGGTGGTGGGCCGACAACGTCAATCGCTTGAGAAAATGCGACACCAACGCGGACCCGACCCTCGAGGCCAATTACACCAGCCTGATCTTCCGCGTCGGCGACCAGAGCTCACCGATCACCAGCCTGGTGGCCACCGCCGGCGGCGTGCTGGTCATCGCCAAGACCGATGGTCTGTACACCCTGGACCAGGCCGGCGACGACCATCCGCTGTTTCCGTTCCTGCAGTACGCCACCAACGCGCGCAACGGGCGCTGCCGCGGCCAGTTCCTCAACGATGTCTACTTCGGCTACGGCACCAATATGTCGCGTATGGGGTCGGACCTGTCGCTCGAGGAGATCGGCCCCGAGACCCTGCCGGACTACGACGGACCGGTGCGCGGCCAGATCACCAGCTTCGCCGGCGTCGGCGCGCTCTTCGGCTACGCGGGCATCTGGAACCCGGACACCTCGACCAGCTACCTGCTCAAGTTCGGCGCGTACATCATCCAGGGCACCTTTTCGACGTACCAGACCCTGGCCAATGTGCTGGCCAACCCCGAGCGCATCGACGCCTGGAACGGCAGCCTGACCCGCGGCTGGACTGGGAAGTTTCCCTCGCGCATCTTCACTACCGCGATCGGCGCGCCGGGTGGCCACACGTTCACCCTGATCGGCTTCAACGACGGCACGATCTCGCGCCTGGTCAATCCTTGCGTCTTCAACCCGTTGGCGTGCAGCCAGTACCGCTTCGTGGTCGGCGACGACTGGGTCCGCCTGCCACAGTGGCACGGCACGTATCAGGCCAGCCGCAAGACGCTGCGAGCCTGGGGCGTCACCGGCCCGAAAATCGACGCGACCGACTTCGTCACGCTCGAGTACAAGACGGCGCCAGACCAGACGAGCTGGACGGATTTTGGGTACTCCTTCCAGCACGGCACGTTCGATCGCCAGCCATTCCCGATCGGGACGGTGTGCATCCTCGCCGAGTTCCGCGTGCACCTGCACAACACGGTCAACACCAGCTCGCCGGCCATCGCTTCGGTGGCGATCGGCCACGCGCTGCGCCCGTCGAGGCTGATGACCTTCGAAGGCGACATTTTGTGCGCCGACGGACTGATGCGGCGGGACGGTGTGCCAGTCAGAATGGGGCGCACCATGATTCGCCAGTTGATCGAAGCGGCGGTGGACAATCCCGGCGCCGTCGCGGTGGTGCTGCCAGACGAGACCAACACGTATTTGAGCTTCGTTGATTACAAGATGTCGCAGGCGTTCGACGAGGTCGGGCGGCAGTGGCGGGGATCGCTGCATATCAAAGCGGTGCAGTGGACGGCGGTTGAGCCGCCGCCGAGTTAGGAGGATCCATGGCACGAACCAACGCAACCAACTTCGCCGGCGCGCTGCAGTTTCCGTACGCCACCGCGGGAACGGACATCTTCAAAAAGGAAGACGTCCAGGTCCTGGCACAGGCGGTGGACCAGCACGACCATACGAGCGGCAAGGGGGTGGCGATTCCGTTCGGGTCGATCCCGAGCGGCACGATCACCTCGGCGATGATCGCCGACGGCACGATCACCTCCGCGGACATCGCCGACGGCACGATCGCCACGGTCGACCTGGCCGCGCACGCTGTCAGCCAGGTGCAGCTGGTGGCTGGGACGACGCTCAACCCCACGAGCACGTCTGTCAGCTTCGTCGACTTGCCCGACATGTTGATCAGCATGACCACCACTGGCGGTGACGTGCTGGCGTTCCTGGTAGCCCAGATTGCGAACAATACGACTACGGCGGCAATCAACATTGCGCTCAATCGTGACGGCACCGATGGCTCCGGTATGACTGTTGCCGAACCGAGTGCGAACTACTCGGTGTGCATGATGACGATGGCGCTCTACTCAGCGCTCGCCGCGGGCGCGCACACGTTCAAGGGACGCTGGAGTGTGAGCAGCGGTACGGCGACGGCGATCTCGTCCCAGCGCTATCTCTGCGTGCTGGAGCTGAAGCGATGAC